CTTTATTCGCAGCAGCGATTTCTGCTTTTGCATTTTCTGCAGCCTCAAGAGAAGCTTTGTACTCTTCATCTTTGGTTTTAATGGCATCAGCAAAAGTTGATGTCATGCCAGCGATAGCCTCTTCTGAAAATTTCTTTTCAGTAAGAGAAGCTTTGATTTCTGATAATAGAGTTTCGATATCCATAATTTTGTTATTGTTTACAGTATTTTTTATCTTTTGTGAAATTTTAGCGGCTACTTTTTGTAGTTGTTTACTTTGTTTAGTGTATATTTCAACGGCACCCGCTTCTTTAACTTTTGGTGTTTCGCTTTCTTCGGATATAACACCTTTAACATTTGCGGCTGGTTTCATAGTAAAACCTATACCCAAAGGATAAACATTACCCACGATCAAACGATATAGAGGAGTTCCATCTTCCATCATTCCTTTTCCACCAAATCCTTTTAACATAGCCTTCATTTCCATTATTTGTTTTGGATCGGAAACTATTTCTGCGTCTTTTAAATTTTTACTTCCAACGGCTATTTTATAATCACTAAATCCAACCTCCCAACTGGCAGACACAGTGTTATGTATTTTGCTATTCGGATTTGTGCTATTTTTTAATGTTTCAAAAAAATTTTTATCTACGGTTTTATAAACAACCGCACCTAAAGCAATATTAAAAGGTTCTTTTGTTTCTTTGTCTATATTTACGATTATTGAACTGTTGTTATAATCACTAAATCCAGCATTTACTATGTGACCAACAATTTTCTTTTTATTATGTTCGATATTTGTAGGTTTGTGAACAAATTGTTGAACAGATTCTATTGCAGTATTAGTACTTATACCATCTCCATTTTTATTAAACTCGTTTACAACAGCAGCATTGAAAGCAACACCCATCAAATCAATATTTTTCTTTAAATCCACATTTGTTGGAATTAAAGGTTTTAAATTTTCAATGTTTGCCTTAGAAATGTCTATGCCTGCAATCTCTCTGCAGGCTTGGACTTCAAAATCAAATGTTGTGCTGTATTTGTAATCCGGCATTATTACAACATATCTCTGATACGTTTTGCTTGACTTGCGTGAGCCTTCACTCCACTATCTAATTCTGATACTATTTCAGCTAGTTTTTTTTTAGCGTCTGCTGGTAATTCTTGTGCAGCTTTAGAAACTTTTGGCTTTTTAGGGTTATCTACTTTTTTCATTTCGCCCTCTGGACCAACTTCTACTTCTTTTTTGTCATCTTCTGAAAGCATTTTTAAATATGCAGCTTCTGCTTTTTCTGTCATCTTCCCTTCTTTTTTAACTTTTTCTAAGATAGCTTTTTGTAAAGCAGGGGGTAGATTTTTCTTTTGTTTTTCTGTTAAGCCAGCTAACATTGGTTTCATTTTGTAAAGATTAGCTTCTACTTTAGCTATGACTGGTTTAATATTTTGGCTATATATGTTACCGCAAGTTTTCATAGTTTCATCGTCACTCATATTCTTTGTGTCGGTTGCATACGAGTCATTCATTGCACACATACCCATAAACTTTTTGAATACAGGCTCTTCGGAATCACTATATTTTTTAGCGATTGATATTTCAATGTCGCCGTTTGATCGGTCAACGCTTGCTACTAATGGATTTTTAATTTCTTTCATTTGAATGGTATAAAATTGCTGATGGATAAAGTTCTAATTTGTGAGCATCTGACACATCATAAATTTCATTGAGTATGCCTAAATCCTCTATGTTATTGTAATCATTTACACAAGAAATCATTACATTTGTCCAATTTTCTTTTTCAGAGCTACAAACAACAGATTCACACAATTTATCTAACATTTCTTTTTGTTGTTTATTTAATCTTTTCTTGCCTAATTTTTTACGCATTTCTTGACTCGCTAAAGAGTGCAAAGCTTCTATTTCATAGATTGTTGTTTGAATTGCTTCCTTTGAAACTGCTTTTGAAGCTTCGGTTGTTCCAAGTGGTCTACCTGGTTCTCCAGGAACTTTTTGCTCATCCGCTGGTTCAACTGGCGCATCATCATCTTCTATCATTGGAATACCTCCAACTATTGGATTGTAATGTCCTCTTTTGCGTTGTTCTACAAACTTTTCTTGAGCTTCGTCTAGCTCTTCAGCAAGTGGGAATCTACCTGTTTGAATGATTGTCATTCCTTGCTCTGCTGTTAAAATTCCTAATTCCATTAATCTAGTTGCTACACGCATTAATTGTACTTCGTCCCTTAAATCAATATCTTTAAATTTGACCGTAGGATAAGATCTAAATCCTAAATCTTTAGCAATTCTTTTGATTTCTGGTTGTAGAAAATCATTTATAAACGCCTCTCTTGCTTCTTTGAGTCTGTCTAAAAATACTCTTGCTTTTATTTGGGCGCCATTATACTTGTCTTCGTTGAGTATAATGTTTTGCAAACCTTCTTTAATATCTTTATTAATAACTTCGTATTTTGCAGGGCCAACAACTTTGTTAATATCTGGAATAACGAAGTCTGCCTTTGTCGTATAGTCTGACACTAAAACTCTTCCAACAGATTCGTTTTGGAAAAGTGATTGCATGGCTTTCACATTATGATGATTGATTCCGCCTTTATCTGGATCGGTGCCCATTGTTATCATGAGAATCACGTTTTCCACAGTTCTCATAATTGCTTGATCCATTTTTTTCATCTCAAGTTTAGCATTGATATCTTGTAAAACCGGGAATCCAAAAGGAATTGCGAATGGTTCGTAATCTTGCTTTTTGTAAAAACTATATGAAATTCTATCGTTTTCTAGATTAATTTTTAATCCGTCTTTGAAATATGCACCATCTTTAATTAACTTTTGTGTTTCTGGATCTAATGCTTCGAAAATTTGTTTATCATCATCATTCTTTGGATTTGCCAATCTTTCCATATCAAATTCAGATAAAATTTTGGCATACGCACCATCTTTTGTATTGAATACCGTACTTCTTTTAGCAACAATTTCAAATGGATTTAACAAAATATACTTTAATGGAAACTTGTTTTCGCTTGGTGTTTCTGAAATGTTTTTAGAAAACTTCTTAAAATCCTCTAAACTAAACTTACCATCTATGCGATATAAGAATATGTTACCACTCCTATAATATTCTCTGAAGTATTGATCTTTTAAATCCCAAAGTTTAATTTTAGTAAATAGTTTATCAAAAAAATCTCTTGAATTAGCGTTGCCACCTTCTAGATATATTTCAGAATTTGCAAACTCAGACATCATATCAACTGTATTTCTAAAAATTGGAACATTTGCGTAAGCTTTTTGACAAAGTTCAATAGCCTCTCTGACATTAATTCCATCTGAAGATAATTCATATGGTAGCAACCCACCCCTAATTTGACTGTATTTATTAAGAGGTTGTACTACAGATGATCTATTTAAACGGGTCGATGTATTGCCTCCTCTTGCTGCGCTTGCGCTTGAACCACTTCTTTCATACGCTAAAGAAACATGATACGCTTCTCCCATTGCCGCTGGCTCTACGTTTTCTTGTGCTTGTGCTACATTTTGGATTTTATTAAATTTATTCCAATAGTTTGATTTTTTTGTATATTTTCTAGGCATAATTTATATTATAAAGTCCTTTACACAACTTTAAAGTAACTTTGACAACTTTTCTACAGAAACATTGGTGTGAATGTAGAATTTGATTCTGCCGGCATATCCATCATATCGTAATATATGTTCATACCCCAGTTACCTAGTACTAAAGCGGAATAAGAGTCTTTTCTGGGTCTATCGGCTCCCTTTTGCCTTTTTAAATTACTAGGTAAATCAAAGTTTTGATTACCTCCAGCAGATGTTGTAACTTGTACAAGTGCACATTCTGCTTTTGTTAAGTCTAACATATCTTTCTGATGTTCTATAAACTCAATCATTTTGGCGCCAATATTTTTTTCATCTTCATATTTTGAAAACTTTAGCTCTTTTATTGGTATTCTTTTAGCTTTTTGTATTGAATAATTATCGTCCATAGCAGAGGCTGCAAAATAAATTTTCTTTCTATCGAAAGATGTTTGCAACATTTCGTTTGCTGTTCTTATCCAAGATGATGTAGGTTTTCTTAAATTACATATAACCCTTTCATTTAAATTATAGCTTCTTCTAGCTTGTTTTAAATCTTGATGATAGTTTTGAGGGTTATTAAAATCAGCTTCGAAACAACCTATATTTATCTTTTCTTTCTTAAATATATCGCTTTCATTACAAGAATTAATAAATTGAACACCACCATTATAGTCTCCTGCAATCATAATTACGTTAAAGTGGTCTAATAAATACTTAAAATAAATTATATGCTTTTTTAAGTTGGTTCCTGGTAAAGCGTAACTATGCACAATTACCCCCTTCTTTTGTTCTGGCAACAACTTAATTACTTGTATAGCAAAATCATCAGATGTTTCAGATTCAGACCACGATGGGTCAAAAGCTAATATGTATTCAGCTCCTGGCTCACCAGCTACTTCTACACAAGGGGATTCTCCATCAACGATTGTACAATCTGCCATTTTGCTTATTTTAAAATAACCAGCACTATCATCTGTAAACTGAGCGTTAAATTCCCTGTCTATTTGAGATTGACTCATAGAACCTTTAGCTTGTGTGATCAAGTTTTCGTCATATAAAGCTTTGGGTGCGGCGTCATAAGAAAACTGCATAATACATCTTCTACCTTGATTTTTAGCACCTGGATTGAAAATCATATTCTCGTATGTTTGATATAACTTGTATAAATACTCAAACTTGTAACATGCAGATGACAATCCAATCATTTTATTGCTTGGCCATTCTGTTCTTTCTTCTTCTGTCATTTTGCCCGCTTTAATCATTTGATCTTCAGCGTTTTTAATTTTTTGTCTTTCTGTTGGGTTTTCTACAACAGCCAAGAACGGCATGATCACTTCGTTGTAAATTTTCTCTGGCATCAAAAGTAACTCATCCACAATAATTCTTTGGAAACGAAAACCACGAAGCTTTTCACCATCACCCAAAGGTAAAGCTGTTATACGACTCTTGCCAATCTGCATAGACCATTCGTCATTCGATTTGGTTACCTTACCGATGCATTGTTGAAATAGTTCCGCTTTACTGTCTTGTGCTATATCCTCTATCTTTCGGAATATCATTTTAGACTGACGAAATGACTTAGATATAATACCAATATGTACTCCTTGGTTTAACATAGCGTCTAACAGCGCAAAAATGCCCGTAGAAAAGGATTTTGACATACCACGAGACCATATGCCCAAAAAGTAATCATTCTCCATCATAGCCTTTACAGCCATATGTTGAAATGGAAATAATTCTATACCAGTTAAAAGTTCTGTTGTGAATGTTATGTTTTCTTTTAAAAATTTGTACAACCAATACTTCGCCTTGTTGTCTTCAAGGTATCCCTCAAGTTCTAAAACTTGTTCATTGACGTTTTCCCTTTGTAGGGGTTTTTGATTACCTGCTTCCCAAGACATTTTCTTTTTCTATGTAATATTGGATATCCGTTTCCCAAAGTTCTTCTCCCAAAGCTAATAACTTTGGAATAATTAATTGGCTTTGCTCTCTACACCTAGTGAACACGAATTGACACTTTCTAGGAAACTCGTGTTGAAGTTTTACCATATTTGAAAAAGCCCAGTTTAAACTAGATGGTCTTTTACCAGGAAAGTATTGTTTATACATCTCTCTTATTTCTTTTTCTATCACGATATACATATAACCATCAACACTCACACATCTTTCCATTTCTCTCCTAAATCTATTAAAGCCCTTACCAAAAGTTCCCAGAAAGTCTGTTGGGCTTTTTCTATCTACAAAAGTATTATTAAAATCTTCTCCAGCTAAAGTATAATCACCAAAGTCTAATTTTAAACTTTCAGAATTTTTAAAATGCAAAGGTTTTTGTTCTCGAGTATCAACAAACACTTTGACGTCAAAATCATCAAAAAACTTTTTAGTTAAAGGTTTTTTTAGAAGTGGTTCTATACCTATTTCTGCACAAGCTTTATTGTATCCACCATAATATTTTTTATATATGTCGATATCTGGTAATTTGGTTTTATATAACTCTAAATGATTTGGGGCATATTCCCAGTTTTTCATTTTAATTCTTTCGGCTAAAACTTTTAAAATATAACTTGTTACTTCAAATTTATCAGACTTTTCGCACCACTCCCTCATTTGATTTCTGTTAGCAAAGTCGGTAGTAAAGTATTGTTCTTTCTTTCTGAACTGTATTGGGTTACCAGTAAGTTTATTAAACCTGGGATAGTGTTTTACGTAATAATCAGCTACATAAAAACCGTGCTTCTTAATATGAGCATGTAAAGCTTTTTCAGAAGCAAAGTCTTCTCCACATTCTTTGCACTTATAAGACATCTTCAATACTTATTCCTAAAACCCTTGCTTTCCAAGCCGCCATACCCTCTAACCTTTGAGCTTCTTCTTTGATCAACTCCTTTTGCATTTCTGCTATGCGCACCATATTTTTGCGCTCTTCTTCCTCTTGAAACAACTGAACAATAGATAAAAATGAAGCAGTTTCTTTTGCTTTATTCTTCATTCTTTCTCCACGATCTCCTTGTAGTTTTTTAGTTAAATTTTCAATACGACTTTCGCATTGATGGTATTCAGAACTTTTTGCTTTAATAATTTCAGCCAACCTTACTGTCATTTCGTCTTGATCGTCAGCAGACTCAAACATGTCGTTTAGTTTTTGTAGATGTGAGGTAATTAACTCTAAATTAATTATTTCTTTGCATACATTCATGTAAAGATTTAATTCATCTGGAGTCAAATCTGGCTTGTCCCAAGTTAGTCGAATAAATTCTTGTTCAAATAATTCTTTGTCTCTAAGGCTTATATAATTATTAACGATAGCTACAAATCTTGAATTATTTAAATTAGTTCTCAATTTTTCACAACAAATTGTTTGTTGTCTAGACATTCTGTTTTCTTCCAAACCATAGCCAGTTGAATCATTCCTTTCC